TAAAAAACAGTTTAATTTTGAGGCACAACAAAAGAGAGGGATGGGGCAAGAGAATGGAAATAAAAATAAAACTGATCCAAGTGATTATTTGAAAAGTAGACGTGTAATTAAGTCTTCCGATGAAGTAATAAGTAGTACCATGGAAAATGAAGATCATCCAGAAGATGATTATACTGACATGGAGCTACCGAATTATGATCCAAATCGCAAGATTAATTTTAATGCATATGAATCAGTCGTTTCTTGTGATTCTCCTAATATATTGGATGGCTTGGTTCAAAATCAAGTTCAAACATCTGCTATGATAAAGGATTTAAATTCACAGATAAAAGTTCTTAGTGAATCTTTACATGTAGATGGTTCTAAAACTCAATTAATTGATGAACCAGGACATAAGAAAAATATTAAACGTAATCCAGAAACGGTAGTAGAGAAAGTTCCTATGCATGAATCTCAATTTCCAGTTCCTGTGCCCAGGCCCTTATATGGGGAAATAAATTACAACATAAAAACTGCTCCAATAAGAACTTTTCCAATGGGTAATGATGAAGAAATTAGTATTTCTATTCAAGAAATTAATCGTAGGATAGCTGTTCAACAAAATAAGTATGCTAAAAATCCTTTAGAACAAACACAAGATTGTATTAAAAGGTTAATTGCATATAGAGAGGATCTTTTGTCTAAGTTGAGAGGGAAAAAACTTTTGGTTCATGAAAGTATAATACCTAATTCTACTTATACATATGATTACTCCCATAATAATGCTATTCTTATTATTAATGGAAAGGAAGTTTCTCATTGTTTTGCTATTAAGGAACGTTTATGTTGTAATAGACATGTTTGGATTGATGAAAATGGAAGATCTGGCTCTTATTTTGGAGAAAAAATAGAAACCATTGCATATAAAACTCATCAGAATACTATTTATGATGTGGATGTAATTGAATTTTCTAAAAATTCCTACATTATTGGTGATCTTTATGTTTCAAGTGTTAAAGCTGCTGGACTTCCTTCAATTAGAAATTGGAGTACTCCCCAAATTACCAAAAATGCACATTTGTATGACTGTATACATAAAGTACAGTCATCAGGAGTCATTGTTGGCAAATTTGAATCAAAAGATCCGGCTCATAAAGATTTTTATTTATATGATTGTTCTTCATTTTCTGGTGCTTGCGGTTCTTTAGTTGTTCAGCAGGAAGGTGTCGTTGGTTTCCATACTGGTACTATCGACAATCATAATTTGTTTCAGGAGATTGTGGTAGATGTTAATGATCTGCCCTTTCGGGTTATTGGGCAGCCTAGTGTTGCCCGAAATTCCTCTGAAATTAAATCCCTTAATATTGTTCGAAAGACCACGAAATCTCCCACTCCCGAATGTGGATCCCAATCTCATTCGGTTAAATGGGGGTCCATCTCCACCTTTACCTCACTCAAACATAACTAAACAAACATTTATAGATATACCATTTCCATGTAAGACTTTTCCAGCACCTTTGGATAAAATTTCTTTTTTAAATGGAATTTATAAATATGAACATTCGCAAAAAACCTTAACAGTACAAGAAACCCAATATCTTAAATTAATGTTACGACAAGAATTGGGTCCTTTTTTATTAAAGTCTAAAAACAAACATGTCCCCTTTGAATATATACCAGATTGGGTGATTTCTCAGTCAGCTTCTGGATATATATTTCAAACTATTGGTCCCCTTAAGAAAGATATATTAGCTCTATTTACTTGTAGATATTTATATCTATGTTATTTGTCCTTTACATCTGTTCTTAATGGAACATTAAAAGATGAACTGAGAAACTACATGAAAGACAGTAGATTTTTTAGATATGCTGATATTTGTGCAATAGTTGCGGCTATACACTTATTTGGCTATCAAAATTTTTACCTGTGTCAGGATTGGTTGCTAACTCATATATGCATTGGGATGAAAACTCCAGGAGCAGATATGTCTATATTATGGCAAACAATTTATGACTTTTGTGGTGAAGTTCGATCTTTTGATGGAGAACAATGGGATGCACACTATCAGATATGGGGAGCAGAATTAATATGTGATTTTCGCTGTGATTTTGCTTCACCAGAAAAAATAGAAGAAATTCAGAGGTATTATGCTATGATGTATGATGGTGTTACTAATTGTGGGGGTACTTTACTTCACCTTATTGGCAACTCATCAGGTCATTATAATACTGGTGTCGATAATTCTCTATTCGCTATAATGAATGTGTGGTTATACTGTTACAGAAATAATATTAGTCTACAAGATGTATTATTTTATGTGTGTGGTGATGATTTAATCATTACCTCAGTAGATCCCAATTTCACTACTAAAGGGTTACAAAATTCTTCCAATAAAAATGGTATCTATTTGGAGAGTATATCAGAAGAAGCAACTCCGTTTTATGAGTGTGTCTTCTGTGGAACTCATCCTGTGGATATTAATGGAAAAATTAGGTATACTTATGATGTAGTGAGACAAACTAGTTCTCTTCACTATTGTATGCGTGGAGCTTCAGCATTTGAATATTTTTCTAAG